CCAATTCATGTAATAGCCAATATCACTGATGGGTATTCCCAAGAAACGCAATGGCTCCATGAGCCAAGGATGCTTCTGCGCTATTTCCCATCTTTGCCCCCACGAAGTTCTTGAAGGGTACGCTCTGCCTCCTTCTTCGTCATCTGCTTTTTCGTGTCCTTCAACGCGGTCAGTAATATTGTATCTTGCAAGTATGCCGTCGCTTCCTCCTGTTGAGTTTTTTTTTGAGCCATCTCAAACAAAGGAGTTAATTCTGCTGCGTTATACTGCTTGATATAGTAAAACCATCTCCACAAAATCCAATAGAAAAGATGAACTTTCCAAAAGCCGTTCAACACTATCAATGCAGCACACTGACATAGCACTGTGCTGTCGTTCCCTTCCTCCAACATCAAACAAGTTATCTTGTCTGTTGTGGCTGGGTGCATCCATTTCACCTTGAACTCCTTGTTCCTTACTTTGACCGAATCCGATTGGTTGTGAGTTACAGCCTTTAACTGCCTCTCATCATCCAAGGTTGCTTCTTGTATAATCTTGTTGCTTTTCTTCATGTTGTTTCTTTTTGCGTTTTCCTTCATGTTCTTGGTGTTCCTTTCAATGAAAAAAAGGAGATTGCAGGGGAAAGCCCCACAACCCCCTTCCATGAAAGAAAAAGCACCGATTAACCGTTTGAGTGTGCCGTACCGGACAGGATGTAGAAACCTGCACCGTTGGCATCGGTCAAAGGTGTAACACCTACGTTGAAGTAACCTGTTGAGTCGTCACCGCCTTCTCCGTTGAATGATGCGAACAGTTCAGCATCTGGGAGATAAACACCTGTGAGGTTGTCGCTGGAAATCATGACGAGCGCACCAGACAGCTTCTTTGGAGCGAGAGCATAGCCCTGACCCGTATAGTCGTAGTCGCCAATCTGAACACCAGAAGAGATGACAGCAGAGGTCTTCTTCTCCATCAAGAGGTCTGCGATGGTCTCATGTACGGAAGAAACCTGGAATGAGATGTCACTCTCACCCTGACTCACCTTGGAAGTCCAAGTTGTGCCATCAGTCAGCTTCACCTCGTTCTTGTCGGGGTCACCAGTATTGAACGCTACACCGCTTTCAAGCACAGGAAACTCAATGCCGCCAGTCAGAGATGCGAGAGGCTTGACAGCACCCTGCGTTGTCTTGTTGTCAGCAAAGTAGTACACACGATTCACCTTGTCAAAAATCTTTTTCAGGGAATCCTTGGTTGTTGAAACGATATTTGCCATAGTTGTGTTTGTGTTAATGATTATAACTTAACTAAAATCTTGAATTGCAATGTTGTTGAATGAAAACCCATGCCGTCACTCTTGCTTTGCAGTTGAATGGGCTTGTCTTGGTTGCAAGTGAGCAATTCATCACTAAAAGGAATCAATGCTCTCACCTTGTCAACTAACTCGCCCATCTTCGGCACATTCTCTATGCCGCCCTGCCTATCACGGACATAGCAAGCCATCTGAACATAAGCCGTGTCATGTGTGTCGGAGTAAGGGGTTATGCCCTGCGGCAATGACACTACTACAAAGTCACTCATCTGGTCTGTTGCTGATGGGCGTGATGACGTGAAAGCATTGTTGCTGACCGTCAGTGCCTTATTCCACAAATCCAGCATGACATTCTTGTATAATGAATCACCGCTTGCCATAACTCTTTAGTTTTTAGGATTGTCAAAATACACGCTTGTACCCAACTCACCAGCATACGCATCACTGATGGTCATTGCCTCAAACGTGCCGTTCTTATCTGTTACATCTATGAACATACCTGCTTGGATGCCACCAACCACAGCACCGCATTCTTGCCCTTGCTTGCCGTCATAGGCTGCATTTGCATCGCCAGAAAGTTCGCCTCCCACCAATGCACCCAACTGAACGCGATAGTCGCTTTTTATCACGCTTTCCGCTCCTTTGAATGTACGGATGGATGTGTTGCTTTCCTTCCTGCATCTGCCTTCCCACACTACGGATTTGCCACCTTCCGAAAAAGGTGTTGGCGCAATCATCGTATAGATGCTGCATCGGTGCGGAAATCGGGTTATACCATTGCCAAGTCTTCCCATGATGTCAGAAATTAACAATCCTTATCTTACTCTTGTCCAAAAGGTCTTCGTCCCATTTGGCAAAAAGCGACCTGTACTTGCGCATCCATTCTTCAATGTTTGCCTTAGATACAGTCCAGCCTCCTTCGCTATGGGAGAATCCACCATCGGAAACCTTTTCGGTTGCGCCACCGACAGGGAGGTTTGAAAGCCAATAATACATTGTCCCTTCGGCTAAATCGGCATCCCGCTCTTCCATCTCAATGTAGGGAGTTTCGGGGTCAATTCTGCGCTTTGCACACACATACCCAAGGGCTTCCTCCGTGACTAACGGAGAAATACCCTTTAGTAACGTGCTGATGGTCATTTCACTTGCCATATAGGTCTCATTCAACTTTGGTTTACACCGTTACGGTGCTGATGAACATTTGACGGACAGCACTTGGTACACAAAGCTGTGCCATCTCACCATTCACGTTGACTGAATGAGTGCGTGGAACACCCTCCTGCTCAATCAACAGGCGGTTGCCCATTGCATAAGCGATGTCGGATGCCTCATAGCCCATAGAGAGAGGCTGAACACCCTGAATGCCACCAATCTTGCCAGTCGGGATGAACGCGATGTTCTCCTTCTTGAAGTTCTCAACCTGCGTGGTAACGAGGTCTGGAGCATTGGAGCCAGTAGTGTCAGGTGCGCTTACATAAGCGTAAGTGTCGCGTGTCACAATCTCGTCAACCTTGATGAGCTTGCGGATGATTTCCTTCTTGCTCTCATCAGGAGTGTTCTCGCCGACAGTCTGTGCAACGGCTGCACTTGCAGCGGTAGGAACGATGTTGTAACCAATCTTCTGCAATACTGCGGTGTGGGTGAGCAAATCGTCCCAAAGGTCTTGTGCCAACTCCAAACGGAGAGGACCATAATAGTGACCAGTGCGGCGGATGTACTTAACTCTATCCTGCATGTACTTGATTGGGTCAGAAGCTGAACCCTGATTGGCAACAGAGTGAGTTGCGTTAGTCCACCAACGGGCAGTTGAAGTCAAAGCATCCATGTTTGCAGCAGGAATGCCGAAACCGATGGTGATACCCTTCAAGCCGCGAGGATTGTTAGTTGCGGTAATCTGGAACTGACCAGTCGAAACCACTTGATGACGCTGATGGTTCAGTGCGTTGTAGAACGACTGAATCAAACCGTCAGTGCCTTCATCAAGCAGCTTGAACATTACCTCACGCATGTCATCGTTCAGGGCAACCTGACCGAAACGCTGTGCGAGCTGCATCTGTTCACGGACAACAACACGGTTCACAGAGTAGTACAACTTCTGTGTTGGAATGTTGCCAGTGATACCTTCTGCTGTGCCAAGTGGCATCTCAAAGCCTTCACTCTCTGGATCTACATAAGTGGGGAGTACCGTTGCTGCGGTCTTGCTGACCAGCTGTGCAAAGGTGTAGCCAATGGTGATGGGGTCAAAGTCGAAGCCATCAATGCTGACAGCGTTGTACTTTTCCTCATACTTGTCAACGAACTGCTGCCAAGAAGCACCACCAAGACCAAGTGACATGATGTCACGCAATGTTACGGGAATAGTTCTCATAATCTTCTAATCTTTTAATGGTTAATAACTTGGCTTAATCAATCACACGGATTGAAAGACCGTTCTTCTGGGTCATACCCTTGATGGCAGTGCTGATGGTTGCTGCATCTGTCACAGTGCCGCCAAGCATGTAGCCGTAGATTTCACCCTTCACGATGATGTTGCAAGTGCCGTAGTTGTAAGTGGCAGAACCACCTGCGCCGTGCTGAATCACTGGAACATCCTCCTGTGTGAAACCGATGATGTTGAGTGAATCAATGCCGGCAGGAGACTGACCTGTCACAGCAGTCTTAATCTGCGCCCAAGTGAGAACCTTGACATCACGGGCATCAGCACCGCTGGTAGTGTCCTTCACGACAGCCATGCCAGCCTGAATCAGTCCGTCAGAAGCAAAGTCGCTCATATTGGTCACATGATAACCGCCTGGCAGTTGCTCTTCGATTCTGCGCCATACCTTCTTGGAGTGACCAAGGGCGACGGTCTGCGAATCAAATGAGTTTCCAATCTGAAAATCTTGTTTCATTTTCTTCTTGTGTTTGTGTTTAACAATATGGTTATCTTTTGTGGCTTCGTACTACTTCTTGCCCCAACCTTCCTTGGCTGCCTTCTCCTTGAACTTCTTGTCAAGCCATGTTTCGGTGTTTCCGCCACCTGACCCTCCTTGTCTTGGAGGTGTGCCGCCACCTCGGCATTTGAGGTATTCAGCATCGTACTTTGCCAGCATCTCTTTCGTGAGGTCTTCAACGGATTTGTTCTCGTCAAGGGTGACTCCTTCAAGAGATTTGTCAAGAACATAGTCATCATCGGCTTTCTGCTCCTTCATGGAGGCTTTCACCTTGATAAGAAGTTCTGCCTGACGCTTTGCCTTGTCACCGTTGTCAAGTCTTTCAGTCAATGAGGCAATTTGCGCTTTGAGTGCCTTGACTTCCTCGCTCTCATCTGGTGGAGGTGGAGTCTTCAAACCCTCAATGAGTTTCTTGACTTCGGCTATCTGCTCTGCCGACATGTTCTTGAATGTGTCCTCGGTCAGCAAGTTTTTCTTTGCTTCCGTGAACTTGGTAGAGAAGTCGTGATTGTACTGCCCCTGCATCCCTTTTACAAAGTTTGCAACCTTGGTGAAATAAGCCTCGTCAGGCTCTTGTCCTTCGGCTACGGGATAAAGTTCAACACACTTCTGAATGGTTTGTGCGCTAAAATCGGTGTTTCCGACTTTCTCCTGCACGGTAGAAACGATTTTTTCGATTTCCATAATTGTTTATATTTGGTTTGTGTTGTGGCTCTAAAAAAGAGAGCCGCAATCCTCACGAACTACAGCTCTCGGCTTAACTTTAAACTTCTAACCATTATGGCATTTCAAAAAGAATTTATCCTCTACATGATGCCTTCGATGCTTGCCAACAGGTACGTTCCGCATCTCCTGCAACAGTACCTCATCCTCACATGACCAACCAATTCTTCCAAATCGGACAGTTTCTGTCTGCATCGTGGGCAGACAAGAAACTTTGTGCTCTTACTTGACTGGTCTGGGTCTTCAACTACACTGATTTTCAATGATGGCATGACACATCTTTTATAATTTATTGGCAAATATATGCTTTCACTCTCCGAATATTTGCCAAAATGGTAAAAAATTACTATTTCAACAAAAAAACATAAAAAAAACATCTACTTTTGTCAAAAATCAAGGAATAAATGCCAAAAGAGCCTCATGTGGACACCGCGAGTGTCGCATCGAGGCTCTTCTTTTATGCACACGCAAAATGCAAGACCTTACCCAACAGCAGATTGACTACCTGATGTCTCACAAGGAAGAAGTGAGACAAGCCTTCAAGGATGCAAAAATCAGCCTTGAAGATGAAGCCGATGTGCAGTTGATGCGCGAGGAACTTGAAAAAAAGCCAAACGACAGGCTAATCATCGCACAGGCTGGAGGACAGAACAATATGCTGATGTCAGAGGCAGACATCACGATTGGAGGTGGCAGCAGGGGCGGACCACTTGTGGTTGACACAAACGTAGTCACTCCATTTGGCTATCGTAAAATAGGCGACCTAAAGGCTGGCGATATTATCAGTGGAACGGATGGTGGTATGCAGCGCGTGGTTTACAATGTCCGTCACGGAAAGCTCAAATGCTATAAACTGAAATTCATAGATGGTTCTGAGGTAATTGCTTCGTATGACCACCTTTGGAATGTTCGGAATACCTGTTATATCAGCAAAAAAAGAAAGTTGAATAACCTTCAACTCACAGACGATTATCGTGTATGGACTACACAGATGATTGTTGACCATCTTGCGGATGAAAAGTCTGGAAAGATAAAGAACAGCAGACTTATCATTCCATTGTGCGAGCCTATTCATTTTACAAACGGTCACAAGAGATTTGGCATAGACCCCTATCTGCTTGGGATAATCATAGGAGATGGTTGCAT